CAAGAGTTGTTCAATTCCATTCGGGTGCCGATTATTGAAAGGTTGACACCTGGCGGCGATGAAGAAATTGTCGGTTATGAGCCCGTTCATCCACTTGACTTTGCCCACGCTGTCCTCGCCCGCTGCTGCGGCTGCTCTACAAACAATGACCCTTCCAAGTGACATCGCCCGCTGCCAAGGCATCGGCTACGAAGAGGACGACGGCTTCTACTGGCGCGATGGCTGCGAGGATTGCCTGCGTCGCACTTCTCCAGGCGGCACCAGCAACATAGAACCACCGTCCATCATTGTGTTCGAGTGTGAATACAGGATTGATCCCTGACGGGAAAACTACCTAAGCAGATCACCTCACACGATGGCGAAGATAACAGTAAGGAATGAGTCGTTTGAAGGTTACAACAAACCAAAGAAAACACCTCAACATCCTACGAAAAGCCATGCTGTTCTAGCCAAGGAGGGTGACAAAATTAAGTTGATTCGCTTTGGGCAGCAGGGTGTAAGTGGTAGCCCAGCTAAGAAAGGTGAATCCACAGCAGATAAAGCACGGCGGGCTTCATTCAAAGCACGTCATGCCAAGAACATTGCTAAGGGGAAGATGTCTGCAGCATTTTGGGCAAATAGAGAAAAATGGTAGAAAAAATCCCTGGCTGGGGTTTAATAAAAACCAGAATCAACAATGAAGGTATCCCACAAGCTCTGATCTGCCCTGAAGGCCATGAGGCACCCTTCTGGCTTGACCTACAACAGGTGGCACAATTTAAGGGGCGAGTGATTTATACTGAGACCACTTCCAGCCCTGATCAGGATGCAGGCCATCACTAATCTTGCCCCCTTTTCAATTAGCACTGATAGAGCATCTATTGATAGGGTTTACCTTAATGATCTTACAATAAAAGCATTTCAGGAACGAGCAAAACTTCGTTTGCTTCGTGATCAACTATCGCTAGAACACGCTAACGCCGAAGAATCCTTGGCAGCAGTTAAAAATCAACTTTTGCAATCTGATCAAACCTTGAGAGACCTGGAATACTTCCATCAAATACATGCCGCTAATGTTTCCTGAAACCATTGCACTTCTACTGGCAGCTGCTGCCTGTTGCTTTGCCCTTGCTGGCAACACTCTTGCCATGGCCATTTTCGCTTCAGCTGCATTTATCTTCTCTCTACTCTTCTGCCCCTGGTGGGAATAACCTATGAGTATCCTGGCAGGTCGAGCTGGTGGGTCAATCCTTGAACAACCTATTGATCCAATCTTTGCAGCTACCCTAACTGAAACCTATACATGCTCCTTTGGTGATCATATCGCTAAAGTATTTCCTGCTTTTGAATTTACTCGGCATACAGAACGACTTATTGCTATCGCTCAACGCATAGCTGATGGTGAACTCAAGCGGGTGATGGTTGAACTTCCTCCTCGTCATTTCAAAAGTACTATATTTTCTCGTTTTCTTCCTAGCTATTACCTCAGGCGTTATCCAAATAAAACCTGGGGGCAAGGCGCTAATACCCAAACGCTAGCCGCAGAATTTGGTGAAGCCGCTCGTGATTACTACCTGGCCTCTGGTGGTGTCCTCCACCCCTCTAGCACCGGCAAAGATCGCTGGAAGACTGCCGGTGGCCTCGGTGGCTTCTGGGCCGCTGGTGTTGGCAAGGGTACAGGCCTCCCCGCAGACTTCCTGAACATTGACGACCCAATCAAAGGTCGTGAAGAAGCCGAATCTGCTGCCTACAGGCGGCAACTTCAAAACTGGTACTCCACAGTTCTTAATACCAGGGAAGAACCCGGTGGTATCAAGCTCATTACTCATACCCGATGGGCAGAAGCTGATCTCATCGGCTGGCTTCTATCCATCGTTGAAGAACTTGAACGCGATGGCCTCAGTGATGCAGCTGAACCATGGCATGTCATCAGCCTACCGCTCATCGCAGAAGCCACCATCAAACCCCTTCCATCACTCGTCACTCGTGAACCTGATGATCGTGAACCCGGTCAAGCCCTAGATCCAACTCGATATGATGAAACCTGGGCATATAAAAAACGACTTAATACACCAGAACGCGACTGGGAAGCACTATATCAACAACGCCCAACACCAGGCAAAGGCACAATCTTTAATGCTGATGTCTTTAAGTTCTATACCACCGACCAAAAACCACCCCAATTTCATCGTCTCATCGCATCTATTGACTGTACCTTCAAGGATTCAGCAGGCACTGATATGGTTGCCTTTACCTTCTGGGGACAAGATGAAAAAGGTCTATGGTTGCTTGATATGATCAATCAACGCTTAGATTTTCCAGCCACTCTTGATACCATCAAAGCAATGTGGCACGTTTGGCAATTTGGTGAACTGCTCGTTGAAGATAAAGCAAACGGTCCTGCTGTTATTGCTACCCTCAAACGTGAAGCCGCTGGCTTCATCGTTCATGAAATCTCACCCCTCGGTGGTAAAACTGCTCGCGCTAATGCTGCCACCCCTGAATTTAACCAAGGTAGAGTATACTTTCCCTCAGATCATCCCCTCACGCCGGTTCTTACCAGCCAAATGGTTAAATTTCCGGGTGATACCTATGATGACCTCGTTGATAGCGTTACTCAAGCTATTAACTTCGTTCAAGGTACAGGTCGGATGAAAATTAGTACCGTTCACTACGGTCATGCTGCTGAATTACCAGAAGCTAAACCACGCTATCAAGAACCAAGGCAATCTAATGATTTCTTCCGTAAACATCTCTACCGCAGCTAATGTCTACCTTCCCGCCACCAACGCAATTTTCAGAGCAACTCGTTGTTCAAAACCTTAATCTCGCACGGCAAGTTGCACATAGCTTTCATCGTAAAACAAATCAACCCTATGATGATCTTGAAGCCATTGCATTCGTTGGTCTAATTCGTGGTTGCAGGCGCTATGATCCACTACGTATTAACCCAGAAAACGGTAAACGATATGCACTATCTACTATCGTTGTACCCTTTATTCAAGGTGAAATCCTCCATTGGTTTCGTGATAAGGGTCATCACATCAAATATCCAGCAAAGTGGCGTGAACTATGGGGCAAAATTCAACGTCTCATCGCAGATCCATCCCTTACCGCACAAGATGTAGCTGAACAATCTGGCCTTAGTATTCAAGACATCAATGAAATGCTGTCCGCAATGACAACTACAGCTAACATTGATGATATATCAGTAAGTATTGATTCCCAAGAGCCCTCCATCGACCGCCTCCTGCCCCTTCAGCGCCTTATTCATGCCGCATGGCTTCACCTACACCCCGGTGATCAAGAATCACTCCTCAAGTGGTGGCATACACCAGCAAAAATTATCTACCCCTCTGGACCCATTCAGCAATTTCATCGGCGCCTTAAACAATTACTTCAAGGCCAAACCCTAAAACGCGCAATGCAATCAGAACTTACCCTAACTATTCAGTCCACCACCCCATCCCCCAAACCTAAACCTACCTTCAGTCGTCGTAGTCGCCTCAAAATGCTTGAACACGCTGCTCAACTTGGTATCATCGTGCCCATGGCAAACTAAAGCATGGATATAAAAACTGATCATCCTATTGATGATCCTAGCCTTCCCTCCTATCACCACCCAGTCTTGCGTGATCTGCAGGAAGACTTAACTCGTGCATATGATACCTATAACTGCCTTAGGGGTTGCAAAGAACGTTATCTCCCTAAAGAAGAAGAAGAACCGCCTGATTCCTATAAAGCACGTCTCGAACGCTCAGTTTTTAGCGACTTCTATCGCTCTAGTATCCATGCCTTCTCAGGTATCCTATCGAAATTTAGTCTTGAAAATCCACCACCACTTCTTGAACAATTCCAAGATGATATAGACCTCGAAGGTAATTCACTTGAAGCCTGGTTTATGCATGTTGATTCCTGCATGCTTCGTGATGGTGGTATCGCACTTCAAGTTGAAATGCCTTCCGAGCTACCACCAAATGCTGGGCAAGAAACTCTCCAAAATCGTCGCCCTTACTTCATCTATCATACCCGCTCCCGTGTCCTCAACTGGCGTACTTCAATCTCTAATGGTATCGAACAACTTGAACAAGTTACCTTCTTAGAATATATTGAAGAACAAGATGGACCCTTTGGTATTAAAATCTCCCCACGCTATAAACTCATCACTCGTGGTGAATGGTATCTCATCAAAATTGAACGTAATGGCTCCAATGAACTTCAAGCTATCATCGAAGAATCAGGCGAATACATCGGCGCTAATGGCACTAAACTAAATATCGTACCTGTCATCTGGTACTCCACCGATCAAGCTGGCTTTGGTCATGGTGAACTCCCACTTCGACAAGTCGTTGAACATTCACTAGAACACTTCCAGCAACGCTCTGATCTCAGAGAAAAAACTCATAAATGCGCAATGCCCGTACCTGTTATCATCGGTCAAGCACCACCTCCCCCAGGACAACCTCGTAAAAAAACAGTCATCGGTCCTAATAGCGTCATCGAACTTCAAGAAGGTGGTTCCTTTGTCTTCGCTGAACCCTCAGCAACTTCACTCATCGAACAACGTGCGCAAATTGATGAAGTTACTAAACTCATCGCACGTCAAACCCTTGGCTTCCTCTATGGTGACTCTGGACCCTATAAAAATATCACCCGTACTTCCCTTGAAGGCTCCCATACAGAATCTACAATCCTTCGTATCGCACAACGTAAATCATCAGCAATGCAATACCTCATGCAAATCTGGTGCTCCTTCACAGGTGAACCCCTGAACCCATCCGCTGGTCTTCGTATGTCCTCTAGCATCTACGAAAAACCAATGGAAGCCTCAGATGTTGACCAACTTCATAAACTAACTGGTAACGTTGAACTCGTCTCCCGTCGCTCTGCTATCGAAGAACTACAACGTAGTGGACGCCTTAAAGTTACAACCTCCGTTGATGAAGAAATTAAGCGCATTGATGAACAAAAACCGCGTGTTGATCAGGAGCCTGTTATTGAAGAAGAGCTTGTTGTATAAAAAAAACGCTTAAAAAAAATGTTGCTCCCGGAAGGGGGGTTTAGGTGAAAAAAAACGCTAAAAAAAAACTGTGAATATTTACAACACCACCCCCACACGCTGACCCTATACGCTACAATATGAACACGGGGCCAGAGATGGCGCCGCACCATCGCACCTAGACAACATGGACGACGTACTAGCCGGGCTGGAAAGCCTGGCGCGGGTGATCACTGACGCCCAGTCAGTGGTGGCCGCACTGCGAGCCACGAGAGAGCAGTACACCGACTGGGAGCTTGAGGCAATCGAAGCAAAGCACCCAGCCATCGCCGCACTGCTAAGCGCATGCATAGACCTGGAAGCAACCCTGGGAGACTGATCCCCACCACCACCACCACCACAACGGGGGGCCCACCATGGGCCCCTATGGGTGCAGCACCTAGCACCCTGGCCCACTGGGAGCCTGCCAGATAGTCGGCGATCCCAGTAACACCACCAC